AGTTGAAGCCATTTTATATCTCCTTTTTTAAATAATTGGCTAATTAATTTACACGACTAATCGGCTCTGATTATCTCCAAAAGGAGGTCTTGCCTGCCAGTTTACGTCTGGGTTGACGCTAACTTACAGAGGTCTAAAAATAGGTTATCTCTTTCGTTAAAAAAATAATTACTATATGCTACTTATATATGTCAAGACAAAACTTTACAAATTTTCACCTAACTTATTCATTAGGTCCATACGTTTGTCTGATATATGTTTAGGAATTGGTTTACCTGTTTTAAGATATTCTTTAACTTCTTGTTCAACATCAAATAGTTGGTCACGAACACCTGCCATAGTATTAGTTTGATGATGTCCTATTTCCGGATCATCTCCAAATTTAGTAGCTATTCTTCCTAATGCAACTGCAAATGATGGGTCTTTTAATAAACCAGCTTCTTTTGCAAACTCAATATTTTCTTTTGGCATACCATTAGCTTCAAGCATAACTTCAATACCATTCATCATGCCATCATAACTGTCACCCCATTCTTTACGAAGTTCAGCTTCCATAGCTTGCATATTTTCTTCAACAGCTTTATTGTCTTCTTCAATGCTATTAGCTACAAACCCTAAATACCAATCAACTAAATTTTCAGCTTGATCTGCACTTGCACCTATTTTAAAGATTTCTTTTTTAAACTCTTCAACTGCATCTTCAAAGAAAGGTGCTGACTCTTCTCCAACCACTTTAGTAAACTCATCACCAATGGTAAAATCATAGCCGTCGACATCTTCAGGTCTACCCAGTTTATTATAAAAAGCATCCCACTCTTCTTGCGAAGCATCTGACTTTGGAATATCACCTTTTTTACCTGCAAAGCTCTGAAGTTCTTTAATATACATTCCAACTTCGTTAGCATCTTTACCTTCCAGGTTTTTCCAAAATCCTGCTGATTTAATATCTTCATTATCAATTTGTGATAACATATTATCAACAAATGATCCTGATGATTCTTCAACTGGAGTTTCTTCTGCGACTTCTTCAACTACTTCTTCAGTAGACTCTACTACTTCTTCTTCACTCATTAGTGACCTCCTCTATGGGTTTCATGTTAATTTGTTTTTTAATACTTAATATTACATTTCGTAAAGCATTCATCTTTGCTTCTATAACAGGATCATTATATTCTGTTTGATCTTGCCATTTACAAATGCCTACTAAAAATTTTGTTACTAATAACGCATCATTATTTTCTATATTAAAAAGATTTACAAAAGCTCGTCTAGTTTCTTCTGATAAATCCTTCTCGTTATCCCACTCAAAATCGTAGGTTACTTTATCAACTATATCCATTAACCCTCTTCTGCTGCTTCTACTTCTTGATTAACTAATTCTTGAACAAACTCTGCACCACTACCTTGTTCGGGTGCTTGTCTTGTTTTAGCATATGCGTCACTTAATGCTTGTGCTTGCATTGCTTGTTGTTGTGCAGCAGCAGCTTCTGCTCTTTCATCTCTTATTTCTTGTACTTCATCTTCTGATAATTGTAAATCTATTGGCATCATATTTACTTCTTGAATAAATCGTGCTGTTTTATCAGGATTTAAATTATCAAATATTTCAGGTTTAAGTTGTGCTATCTGTGCCATTTGTTGAACAGCAGTCATTGTGCCAAATAATTCTATTTGCCTTGATGCTATAGATGCTTTACCTACTAAATCAAAATCAAGACTAGCTTCTGATAACTCTTCTATTTCAAGTTCTCTAAATGCACCAGCTCGTAACATAATACCAAATGCTCTTTCTAATGCTGGCTTAACAAAATATTTATTTAATCTATTGACCGCAGGTGTAAGAAATTGTAATGATAAGTTAAGTCTTTCTTGTGATTCAAATGCTGTCATGTTTTGTTTATTATGTAATGGATTAAACAATGGAATGTAAAAAGCATCCATTACTTCTTGTTCTTTCTTTTGTATCATTGCATCATTAACAACAATATTGTCCATTGGTCGTAGTTGTTCAGGTTTAGATAGTGGGTTACCTGCGTTATAATATATAATAGACCCTTGATCGTTAGATATACGTCTAACACTACCATCATTAGGAGCTAACCACGGGGGGTTAGATACTCTTTCAGCACCACGAATACGAGCTACTTCCATTCTATTTATCATAGGAAGTGTATTAATTACTTCTGATGCAGGACTTCTACCATACTTTTCATAGTTTGTTTTGTAGAAACGACCCACAGAGTAAGGCATTTCATCAAATCCTGATTCCATTACTATTTCTTTTGTAGTTAAACTAACATAAATTGATGCAACTTTTTTATTTTCTTTTTTATCTGTATTAGGAGTATATCCATTTCTAGGCATAACTACATGAATAAACTCATGCTCTTTAGTTTGCGTAGACATATTTTCTGCTTCTTGTCGTATACGTTCTGGACAATCTTCACCAAACTGTTGTAATGCTTGTCTAGCAGTAAGTTTAAACTCACGAATAACAGTATCTACTTGGCCTTGATAGTTTTCACAAAAATAAAATTGATTAATATAATGTGATCGCCAGTTAATAAAGTTTTTCTTATCTGACTCACAATATAATGTAGTTGTTCCAATGTATCCACAATGATCAATACATTGTCCCATCTCTTCATAAAAGTTTGAGTTTTCTATAGCATTAATAAATTTTTTAGATACAGAAGATAATGCACGAATAACATTATCGTTAGACATAAGTTCACGATTAACAGTAACTACTCGTATCCAATTTTGTCCTTGTGGAAATAAATGGGACATCATACCAGCAGTAAACATACGTCTTGCTTTTATACCAATATCTGTTACTCGTTGTGAGTCTGTACGTTCACCTGCTGTTTTTTTACTTTGTATATCATCTGCTTTTGGATTGCAAAACTCTGCACAGGTTTCGTATATATCATTAAAGTTACTTCGTTCTGTACTCGTTTTTTCACGATTGTACATTTTAATTAAAGATTTAGCATCCATTATATTGTTTGCCCTCTAGTTGCACCCATACGAGATTCTGTATCTTTTCTTAATTTTTTAAGATAAGAAGCATATCTTCTATTTTCATCCTCTCTTCTTTTGTTCATTGCATATGAGTATCCAGGTCCACCAAATACTTTTACTTTACTAGGATTTTGTTTTAAAAATTCTTCTTTAGATAATTCTTTTTCAGGTGTATCTGTACCTGTAGCTTGTGCAATTGGTGCTAATTCTGTTGGTCCTGCACCAAGAACTTCTCCACTTGCTCCTAATGTTTGTCCACGAGTTACAAATGCACCACGTCGTTGTCGTCTGGCTATTTCTTGACGCATAGTTGGAGATTGATATGCTGTTGATATGTCTTCAACCGGTGGTGGTGGTGTTTTGATCTTTGGTGGTCTAGGTGTACTACTGCCGCCTCCCATAAATTAATCTCCTTATCCTATCTACTTTATAACATTTGAGTGGTTTATTTTTTCCTCGTTCAAATAATGCCCACTCTAATTCATAGGGTGCGATTTCAAATAAACGAGAAATATCCCCTGCTGCGTAATGTACATACCAACAATTTAGATTGTCAAGCTCTTTCTTTTTATTTTTTAACAATGCATCTTTGTTATGCATGATAGCCATAACAAAAACTTTATCATCACTATACACCACTCCATGAGTCAGATAAAAGTCCATTAGACTCTCGAAATCTTTTCCATAGCGGTTTTTCGCTAGCTGTATTGGATTCCCAATCGACATACTCTTCTGCCTTCCCTACTGTGTTTGGTAATTTAATTTGTTTGCCTGTTGATAAATAAGGGTGTACAAGATTTAAATGTATTCCCATGATCATTGTTCTAAATGCATCAGCTGCATGAGAGTGTTTATCATGTACAGGTCGACCACTTGGTCCTTCTCTATAATGCTCAAGATGTTCTAATAAATCTTCACATCTAGTATGAATATATACTTCTCGCATTTTACGTCTACATATTTCTATATCTTGTAATACCGAGCTAGTTTTTGGTACACGTCTAAAATCTATACCTACTTCTTTTGCTGTAGATACTAGATCACCAAACAACATACGCTTGGATACATCATGCGGTGCAAAGTGGCCACCATACTTGTAGTTTTTACTGTTTACTACTATCGCATAGTCTTCAATTTTTTTACCACTAGACTCGTGATAATCTATTATAATAGGTTTACCATCTATAACTTGTGCAAATATTATGGCTGTAGCATCAGAAGTACCCAAATCCCAAAAAGTAAATACACTCCCATTTCCAATATCGAGATTTCCATACCTCTCCTCATTTTTTAAAACCTCAAGCTCGTGACCATAGTAGCTATTTTCTACTTGAGAAATGGCTTCATTCAAATATTCTTGACGAGCCATTGCATAGGATATTATCCCCGAGTCAACATCTTCTTGAATATTTTTATAAGCTTTTCCATCATAAGGACTAATTTTACTAGCAAGCTCTGGATTAATATCCATACCGCTACCAACCCAATACGCAGTTTTTGTATCCCCCAGTTGATACCATTGTGTAAACCAGTTTTTATTTTCTTTATTATTTTCATATAATCTCCATAAATGATTTGATTTTCCTCGTAGTGTGCCATTGAATATTACAAATGCACTACCTTCAGTTAATATAGGTGCAAGGAATCCGGATACTTCTTCTTTGTGTAAAGAAAACTCTGATAAAACATATCCTGATCCTCCTTGTCCAACGAAATTTAGATTATCTGTTCCATCTATCTTTATTCTACTGCCATTGATTAAGTCAAGAAAAAAGTCTGAATTGTTTTTTCTGCGTACTATTTCCGGTGGACATAACAAATCGATTAGTTTTTTACCACCAGCCCATTCACATATGTTATCCCATAAAGCACGCTGGGCCCATGCTCTAGTAGGGAATAGGTAGTAATAGTTACCTGGTGTTTGTATAGCACGCTTGATCATAGCATTGAATGACGTAACATCTTTACCTGCTCGTCTATGCCACGATATAACTGAATATTGTATGCCACTATCAAACGCTTTTAAAAAAGGTATTTGATAATCTCTTGGCTCAATCGTTGGTATTCTTATTTTCATCTAGATTTTCTGCATAACACATCATGCATATACTTTTTACAAGAAACCCTTGCTTGTCCCACTCTTCAAGAATTGGATTACTTTCCGAGTCTACGCAACAACATTCTTCGCAACTTTTATTTCTATCATTCATTACTATACTATTACTATACATAGGGTCTAACACTAGCCCCTATTAAGGGTCTAATTAATATCAATTTCTAGTTCAAATTCACATCCACAGTAGGGACAAAAATCAGGATCATTCAATTGCATAGGCATATCTAGAATAAAAAATATATTTTTGCATAACATACATTTCATTATAGCTAATCCATTTATGTGTTCGAAGATGTTAATTTCTTCTTTCCTTTCTTTGCTTTAGGTGGATTGTAATTTACTATCTCAATAATTATATCTTGAGTTTCTTCTCCTAACCCAGCTAATCTAGCTAGTTTATCTGATGCTTGTGCATTACCTTTTGAACTTTCTGCATATAAGTGTTCTAGGACTGATTGTCGTAATGATTCTTTGTCATCTAAATTGATAGCAGATTTTTTTGATTGCTCTTTCAGCTTTGATTCTGATTTGTATAGCTGACTTAACTTACCACTATAGGACCATAGTTTTTTATTATCGGTAGCTATATCTTGTAGATGTGCATATATCGATTGTTGTGATTCCATATATTTCCTATCGCATATATAAAATTTGACAGCAAGATCAAATATTTAAAAAGTTGGTAGGGGTCTAAATACATACATACACAGCATCCGGTGTCCGGCACCCCCCCCTGAATATGCCCCACTAGGCCAAAATTTTGCAAATCAATATTTTTTTATCGATATTTTTAAATCGATATCTTTTATCGATACATTTATACCGAATGATTAACTGCTGCGATTCTTTTTATTTATTTTTTTACGTGTGCGATAAGAAAAATCTGGAGCTGATCCGGATTAAAAGATTAAACAAATATCTTAATTTAATTAGTTAAAAATAAAGGTTAAAAATATATGTCAAAAAAAAATAAAAAAAACTATTGACGAACATGTCAAATTATGGATAATGATTTTTATGAATAAAACAAATAATAAATTAACCAAAGGAAAACAAATGAAATGGTATGAAAAAAAATTAAATGATGAAAAACAAATAATCAAATTAGTTGATACATTAAATCAACTTTCAAATGAAAATATAAATGCTTATGATTTAGATAATTCAACTCATAATGTGGGAAGTTATTTTTATAACTATCCTCATTTTGGACAACCTGCAATTGCAAGAATTATAAAGAAAAATGGCTGTAGTAATAATATACTTGAAGCCAAAACCACAGAAGAATTACTCCAAAGATTAAAAGATTTTGTAAACGGTTTTGAAGCTTCAGTATTAGTTGAATTTAACAACAAATCAATATTTAACAAATAATAAATTAAAATCAGGAAGGATAAAAAAATGATAAATAAATTAACAAAATTCGCTGAAGAAGAGTTACAAGGTATATACGAAGATAACTTAAATGAAATAAAGTACGATAATAAAGTAGTATCAACTGAGTGGCTGCTGACAAATCATCTAGCCTTACAAGAGGGCGATTGGTACGAAGAATACTGTCCAATTACAGTTGATAATTATCATAAGGTTGACTGGAAGTATCTTGAAAACAAATACAAATTCTTTGTTTCTACTTCAGTTAACTTTGAGGAATATAAATAAGATCGAAACGCACTGCGGTGCGTCGTAGTCTAGTTGGCTACCTGATGAGATCAGTAATTTAAATTAAAGGATAAAAAAATGATAAATCAAAAAGAAGAAGTAAGACAAGATATATTAAATAAATTAGATAATAATTATGTGGATACTTACGCTTGTGATTTACACCACGAGCTATGTAATACAGATTATTTCATTATTGGTAATCATAAAGCTAAAGAGTTTTTAGGTGCTGAAACTTTTGATATAATCGAAATGATAAAAGACTATGAGCAGGGCAACTTCGGTGAAGTTACAACCGATTTTAGCGACGCTGAAAAGATTGCTAATATGTACGCTTATATTGTGGGCGAAGAGATATTAAGTGAAAGTAATCATCTTGATGAAGTTTTCTCTAATATGTTAAGCGTACAAGATATTAAGAAAATTAAAGAAGAAATTAGGGGCTAATGAGGGGCTAAATATAGCCTCTCTGTATAGTATAGTATAGTATAGTAATTAAAATCAGGGGAATAAAAAATGAATGATGATAAATTAATTGAAACAACTTCCGAAATTGCGGACATGATCTTGCGTCTTAAATTCGGTAAAGATTATGATAAAAAATGTATCGTAACTAATGAAGATAAT